GAAAAAGGTGAGCGGATATTTCACAAAAAGCTAGGAGAAATACATGATGACTGACAAAGAGCTTAGGGATGCAGCCCTTGTAAAGCTCAACAGCGCATATAACACCCACTGGAAAAAGACGACAGTGGGCTATGCGCGAATGAAGCAGCCCATTTCACCTACATCAGAGTGGGGAATGGGTGAGAAAGATTTCAACGATGCGATAGCTCTTCTGAAGCAGATCGGGGTTGAGCCGGTACCTCAGCCTCTGCCGGATACAAAACCTCCAAGCGTCACAATTACAAGTCCACAGCAGAGTACGACAGTTGCTGGCACTGTTCCTTTCCAGGTGAATGCTCTTGATGATGTTGGCGTGACCAAAGTTGAATTTTTCGTGGATGGACAGCATGTTCCCGGCTCACCTGTCTCTTCACCGCCTTTCAGGGTGTCTCTGGATACGAGTGCAATTCCCGATGGCACACACAGCCTTGTTGTGCGAGCTTACGATGCAGCGGGGAATGTGGGAAGGCATGAAATTGTAGTCACAGTCGGTAATGTTGTTCCAAGCAAGCCGATCTATTGGGGCGGCGTTGAAGTTCGCGGCGAGGTATATGGAGCGGGATATGGTAATGCTCCCTGGGCACAGAACACCTGGGACAAGTTCGAACAGAGTTGTGGCAAGAAAATTTCACTGATTGGCTACGGCCAAAGGTGGATGGCCTGGGATACCTCTGTTTTCAACACCATCAGAAACCGTGGTGCCTACGCCTCGATTGCATTTCAAAATCTTGACTCCGCAGGCGTCAAGTGGTCGCTTGCCGACATTGCCGCAGGGAAGCAGGATGCAGCTATCGACGCATGGGCACTGAAAGTGAAAAATTCAGGTTGGCCCTTCCTTTTCCGTCCTTGGTGGGAAATGAATGGCTCATGGGCGCAGTCTTCGGATTGGTTCGGCCCATTTACACCGGCCGAATACATTGCGGCTTGGAAAAGGTTCAAGACACGCTGCGATGCAGTGGGAGCTACGAATATCACGTGGGCTTGGTGCTGTAATCAATACACCGGCACTCCTACTGCCTCTGTTGCCGATCCGCGAGCGTTCTACCCTGGCCCGAGCTATGTGGACTGGCACGCATTCGATGCTTACCCGTTCGCATTTCAATCTACACCCGATCCCACGTCCATTTTGAAAATCACCTACGATCTACTGAAGAGCCTAGACCCGACAAAGCCAATTGCGCTCCTGGAAACGGGTTGCGATCAGACAGCAGGCAAAGACGAGTGGATTACGAAGTTCCTCGATGTGCTTCCTAGCCAATTTCCACAAATTAAGGCATTCGTGTGGTTCAACTGGCCGATCACTGAGCATGGTGGAGTCCATACCTATCCGATTGAGTCTTCTCCCGAGTCGATGGCGGCATTCAAGGCAGGAATTTCAGATTCCTACTATCTCACTGAGGATGGGCCTGCTTCGATGATTCCCGCTCTCTTCAAGGTCAAGCCTCTATGAAATATGTGTGGTATGACTTGCGACGGTGGATTGCCATTCGTGTTAAGAGAACAGGAGAAAGAATTTCATGGATGATCTGGCCGTAGCAAAGCCGGTCAGACTTGAAGTTTTCCCGTTAGGGCAGACAACCTCTTGGAAGTGGAGGGCTGTCTTCCCTGACGGGACGGTTGAGGAAGACGAAACACCTATTTTGAAAAAGGAAACTGCGAAGGCTATTGCCCGCATGTGCTTTCCTGGAACGATGTTGTTAGTATTGAAGTGACCGCCACCTAGGGAGTCCGGGTGACTCTCATGAAATTCAGGAGGGAGAGAGTATGTCAGTAGCCGCATGGCCCTTGCAAGACTCGGTGGTATCGCAGGAATTGCTTTTCAATCTCTTCGACCACCTGTATCTGAGCGAGGGAGTATTACACGTAGACGATTTGGCTGTTTCTGCACAAGAGAGTGGAGTAGGAGTGAAAATTGCTCCCGGAGGCTGCATTGTCTCCTATGACAGCGTTTACGGGGGTAAGAGGGTGTTTTTTAGTACGGATGAAGAGCGATCCGGCACTGAACGAATTACAAATCCTAGTTATGCCGCGAATGTGCTGAATTGGGACAAAGTTGGCCCGATAGCCTTTGTGAGAGACACAGTAGTTTTCAATTCCTCTCCTGCTTCGGGAAAAATCACCACTGTTGGTGCTGCGATCTACAACCAGGGCATTCAGCCTGAGAAGCTCTACAAAGCAGGAGCGGGTGAATTTCAGGAACTGTCCTGTTGGTTCAGGGCACCGATAGGAACAACAGTCAAGCTACGGATGATGGAAATTCATACTCCGTTCTATTCTCTTCCCAACCCGGACTTTGAAATCAACACGTCTGGATGGGCCGCACTAGGTTCAGCGATCACGCGGGATACAGGCAATGCTCATTCAGGTGCTGCGGGTCTGAAAATTGACACAACAGGCAGTGCCATATTCGAAGGCGTTCAAATTCCTAACGCTTCCTGTCCTGCTGCATCAGTAGGGCAGATTTGGACTGCAAGTTGTTGGGTGAAGGGAGCAGGCCAAGTTGTTCTTGTAATTCAGGCGCTCGACAGCAGTAACAACATTCTCAATGGCTGGTCTTCCGAGACAATCAGCCTTACTACGACGTGGCACGCACTACAGGTGTTTTCAAATCCGCTTCCTCCCGTTACAGCCAAGGTAAAACTACTTGTGGTCGGCCCTGTCACACAAGATGTAATTTTCTATACCGACGATTTCTTGCTTTTTGACATTTCAGCGAACAATGAAGTGGAAGCTCCTGGTACGGGTGTCTGGAACAAGATCATCATTCCTCAGTGGGCACTGAAAAATGATGCGGCCTTTCTGCTTCCTCAATTGATGGTTCACTCACCATCTACGGTCAACGTCAATGTGGATGATTGGGATATGCGAGGAAGTTTTCATTGGTCGCAAGGAATGGAGCAATCTGATCCTGCGCTTCCAAGAGTGGACAGGATTGTAGTTGAAATTCACGACGAGTCTATGGGAGGGGGAGATACCGCTACAGATGCAAAGTTCAGGGCAATTTCAGGAGTACCTACTTCGGGAGCCAATCTAACCAATCTCACTGGCGCAGCGGCTGTGCCCAACAATTGCTTTCTGCTGGCGAATGTTGTAGTACCCGCAGGCGCTGCTGGACTGGCTGACGTAAACATCAACACGGCAGTTCGTGAAATTGTCGAATTGAACGTGCCCAAGATCGACCGGCTCTCTATGGCTGAGTTTCCACCCGCGAGTGCTGATGACGCGCAGAGAATCACCCTGATAATTTCAAATGATGTTGAGTGGATTTTGATTTACGATGAAGCTACGAATTACTGGAAATTCCTTGGTGGCTCTCCGCTGGCAGTTGCGATTGCAGGCAGTGCAAGCAGAACGGCCGCGACATATGGTGACTTGACTGGCTCACCGGGGCCGTCAGTTACCGTGCCCTTCGCCGGTGACTATTACGCTGAAATTCAGTTTAGAGCGCAACCAAGTGGAAACATTTCTTCGCAGATGGCCTTTAGCTGGAACGGTGACACGAACTACGATCCGCGAGAGGCTATCGGCTACGCATCAGTGGGTGCGGTCAATGGACATTCCAAAACAGTAATGCCGGGTTTGGCTACAGGTGACGTGCTTGCGTCGAAGTACCTATCGAGCGTCAGCATTGGTAGCACATTTTCAAATCGCATGATTTCTTTGACTCCTATCAGATTGGCAGGCTCATGAGTATTTTCACAGAACATAACCTTCTGTTTCTCCGCGACCCTGCCGGTGGAGTGGAAGACGTGCAATTGATGAAGGATTCAGGGTTTAAGATCATTGCCCTCAATGTCCAGAAGGAAATTAACCCTGCTCGTTGGGATTTGGTTAGAGGAAGAGCGCAAACGGCAGGAGTGATAGTCGTTCCTTGGTGCTATATCTGGAACATGGAAGATGTTCAGCGTTGTATTTCAATTGCCGACCAATGGGGTACGGTTCCTCTCCTGAATCCCGAAAAGCAACTGGACGAGCGAGTTTTCACGTGTGAAGAAATGGAAATTGCCTTGGGTAACAGGGATGCAGCGTTCTCATCTATCTGCTGGCTCTACAATGACATTGATTTCAGCCCGATTGCTCGATGGCCGATGATGCTGCAAATCTTTCCTCTGGAAGTACCGGCGGCACAACACGTGGAAGAGTGTCGTAAGCACGCATATGAAAAAGGGTTCAAGTGTGTGCTGAACACCTACGGGACATACGACGTAGACGACGTGTTTCCCATTCCTGGAATGTACGATTTGAAAACTCCATATCAGCTTTACACGGCCGACGATATGACCCATTGGTATCCGAATTATCAGATTTGGAGTCCAACGGGAATCTATCAGCCGTGTGTTGTCGATGTTGAGCCACTGTCAATTACAGTATTTCCGTTCACAGGCCCGTACTACCCATTGACTCCCTATCCCGGCCTGAAAAAGCGATTCCCGGATAGAGGGAAGACAGTCAAGGCATTGAAATTGATCTTCCGCGACCTGGGATTGCTGACAATAAAACCAGGCTCGATAGTCAACAATGTCTACGGCTCAGAGTTGAGAAATGCTGTCTTTACATGGCAGCAGCGACAAGGGTTTGACCCGCCTACTGGAAATTACGGGGCAGCTACGTGGGATTCGCTGCGATCCGCTCAGGTCAATGGTGATTATGTCGTCAAAGGCGAAGCTCTTAGGTTGATTCAGGAGGACGCACATGAGTAAGAAAAGCAAGCTTCAGGGCATAATTACAACTCCAACCGATGATCGGCGTCACGTGTCCAAAATTCGCTTCGGAAAGATCAGTCATGAAATTTTTGCGCGTAACCCGAAGCGAAGGAAGGAATTGGGCCTACCAATTCGACGCCTCGATACGGAGTAATGGGCAGGAGTTACATCGAGGGGAACAAGAAACGTTGTAACGGCCCTCTGCACAAAGGTAAATACATTCCTCTCGATGAATTTTGGGTTCACAAGGGAACACACAGGCCAGGTCAGCCTTTCAGCCAGTGCAAAGCTTGCCTAAATTTCACTAGATGGGGAGACAACAACCCTCATGGCCTTGTCCCGTACAAAAATGTGAAATTTATATTTGATGAATTGGTATTTCGCTTGGGCAAGTCAGAAACGGCTCGCAGAGTCAAGGTTTCGAGCAGCTTTTTCAGTCGCCGTAAGCGGGGTGGGTATACCTATATACGGAAGGCAGTAGTGGCGAGAGCGATGATCGAGCTACAGAAGGCTCGGGCACGTAACGAGGCACGGCACCGCAAGAGCATTCGTCACGGATCGCACATGAGAGGCCACAAGGTTCGCGTACCCACTTTCAGTAAAGATTTTAATGGGAAAAACGATCATGGAAATGAAATTAGAGAGGTTCATAGAAAGAGCGGCTAGGAGTTCTAGGTTGACAGCCTAGGGTTGCGGGTGCTACAAGATTTTGACCCTTGCTCGGGGTCGCCTTCCTCCTGGTAGGTGGGATGGGCTGAGAAAGAGGCCGGGGGTAGTTGCTGCCAATGCCCCCGGTCTTTTTCCGTTTCGGTATCCTTTTTCCTTCTGGCTATGAATACCATCCGAAGGGAATCGGGTATTTGACTCGCCGCGTTGTAAAATCAAAGCCTGTGAAAAAGCGGAAGCCTTCTAGTACGGGAGGCTTTTCGTCCGTTAGGGCACTCGCAAGGCCGGACGAGTGGGCTTTAGGTATGGGATTGAAAGTGGACGGTAAGCCTTTCTCCCTAGAGGGACGCGAATACATCAGGCAGGTAATACGCGATACGAGTCCTGAAATTGTAATTCCGAAGGCCGCTCAGACAGCATTTACAGTTTCCTTTCTGACGAGAACGCTCCACTGGATTACACAGCGCAAGTGGCATCACCTGTACCTCTTGCCGCTGAAGACCGGAGCCATTCCTTTTGTGCAAGCTCGCATTGACCCGATCATCGACTCCAATGAAATTCTCAGGAGCAACTTCGCATCGGTGGACAATCGCCTGCATAAACAAAGCAAAGAGAACATCAACCTCTACATCAGAGGAACCAACATTGTAAACGAGCTTCAGGAAATTCCTGTAGATGTTGAAGTGTGGGACGAACGCGACCGCATGGTGGAAGAAAACCTGGAAGAAGCACGTCACAGGATGGATGGGTCGCACATCAAGCGGTTGACGATTCTTTCCACTCCGACCGCACCGGGGCACGGAGTAGACGCAGAGGATGGTTGGTGGGCATCAGATCAGCACCTTTGGGAAATTCCCTGTCCCGGCTGCGGTCGGTTTCAGGTTCTGACTTTTGAGGATTCATTGAAATTGGGCGATGCAGCAGATGAGTGTGTTCTTGAATGCTTGTTCTGCAAACGTCAATTTCAAGATCATGAGAGGCGTACTCAGAATGCTCATGGAAGGTGGGTACCTCAGAACCTGACCGGCAAGATACGCGGCTATCACATTTCACAATTCAATTCCCCGACACAGCCTTTGGTGTCGATCATGAAAGGCTGGTACACCGGCCAGAGGGACGCAAGGAAGCTGAAGAGCTTTTTCAATCAGTCTCTTGGTCGTCCCTACACAGCCGCCGGGGATCAGTTCACACCGCAAATCCTGGACAAGTGTGTTTCCCCTGCACACTCGCTCGGGGGAATTCCAGACGGCCCTGTCTACATCGGTGTAGATGTGGGCACGCACATTCACGTCAAGGCGTCTACGCTCACTCGTTTCGGAACTAGGCGAACGTGGGCAATGAAAATTATGCGAGAGTGGCATGAGCTAGATCAATTTCTTTCTGGCCTTATGTCATTTATTTGCGTGATCGACGCGCACCCGGAAAAGAGAGCGGCCAGAGACTTGTCAATCAAGTATCCCGGCAAGGTGTGGCTCGGATTTGAAATGGACAGGCCACAGACTCAGGAAATGGCTGTCTGGAATCCTGTGAAATATGGTGAAGCTACAAAGTGCATCATTGACCGAA